TGCATAATTTTCACCACCGCCACCACCGCCTGCAATTACTAGATACTCAACGCTTGCGGGTGCTTTAACGAAAGGTCCCAATATTGCGGCTACATTGTTAAGCATTACCCGATGGCTCCAACAACGTACCAAGTATCAGTGCCTGTCTTGATGCAGGCTGCTGACTTGTATTGAGTAAGAGTAGGTTGAGCCGCCGTTGCTCCAGCCGATAGGACTGTAGTAGTGCCAGAAGTAACTGCTGAAATTGTGCAAAGGCCTGCGCCTTTGTTAAGAATAGTGACTACAGAACCGACTGGTATAGCCGCTGTAGCGTTAGTAGGGATCTTTAGGGCTATGGCTGTGGCCTTGTTCATAGGCACTAGAACCTGATAGGAATCGGCAACCGTGATTGTATAATCGCCAGTTTGATCTGCCTTGACCTCAAAGGTTACAAGTCCGTTGTAGTCTGCGGCTGTAAAGATGTCGCCTGTTGATGCTGGGAAGCCTGTTGCCATTGTTTATCTCCTAGTAACCCATTATGGATTGTCCGATTATACCGTAAGTAGATGATCCGATGATGAATCCCTCGACTATAGGCTCAAGTGTTGTAACTGTGCATTTCATACTATTAGGGGTTATATCCCACGCCAAGCCCTGCACCTGCAAGGTCTTCACGATTGTCGAAGAATCTGGCTGGACATTGGTGATCTCGACATTATCGAAATAATCCAGGCCGATCATTGTGTCAGTCGGTACATCTGTATCAAGTAGATCGACAGTCATGGCATCGATGCGGATAGTTGTCTCTTTACGGGTTGCAACGTAGATGTCAGCAATGTCCTGCACCTGCGCATCGGTCTGTGCTATTAAGTTATCGACGTTCATTCCGTGAGGGAAATACTTTGCAATGGAGTCAGCGTCGCTCGATGAGACAGTAGTGCCGCCTACCCTAAGCATGGTTGCGCTGTTGATGATGAGCTTGTCATCAAAGGCGAACTTGAGGTCTGAGTATGGAATGCCCGTTGTCTGATTGAACTGGATAGGTGCAACGCCTAAAGATCCAACTACATCTGATCTATCCTTAAACTCAGCTGTGCCATCGGTACGAATAAAGAATGCGCCCTGTTCAGTAAACTCTGCAACCTGTAGAGCGGAAAGGCTAGAGCGTGTAGTGCCTGGATCAACCTGACAGGTCGTAGAGCCTGTGTCGATGATTCGCATAGAAGCAGGAAAATCTACTTGATCAAGGATTTTACCGATGCGAGTGCCGGTCGTCTGGCCAGCAGTTGCATCTGTAACTGTAGAGACGTTAGCCATGGCGAATAAGCGGAATGCATCCGAGCAGACAATATCGACGTAGCCAATCTCCTGTCCTTGAGGATAGGTGTATCGATAGTCTTGGACATAACCTGAGAATAAGAAGTGTTGAGTCGTTGCAGTAGTAGCAGCTACTCTAATCTTGCGTAGTGGAGTCAGGTAACCGAAATAAGGGCTAGAAGCATTCTGTGGGTTAAAATAAGAATTGGGATCTAAGACTCGGACTGTGCAGTTGCCAGCCTCGTAGGTATCACGCATGATATTGCGTCCACGTCTGATCGTAATCTGCCGAGTAACATCGCTAAGATCAATGACGGGCTCTGGGACTTCTGATCCTGCAAATGTACTTACGCCGATAACGCCATATTTTGCGTCGCCAATAGTAAACGGATAGCCGAAGGTAGCGCCCTGGCTAAAGTCAAAGGAAACCGAGATCGTGGCTGGCAGGGTCATCCTTCGTCTACCCTAGTTCCAAATCTTGCGGTGCGATTAGTGCCTACGAAAGATCCCGATAAAGATTGGTTAGTCTGCGTCTGCGTAATAACTGCTGCGACAGCTTCTCCAGCAACCTCAACTTTGATATTTATTGGAGGTGCAGGATTAACCCCTGCGACGACGCCAGCAGGCAAGCCGCCCTGTTGTCCGAAGGTTGGTGGCATTGCATAAGCAGGCGGTACGAAATTAGGTACGGGCGTGCCTAGCATGTTCCCACCAAAATCAAGTTTAGGTACTGACCATTCTGAGAAAGGATTAGGCGCTTTAGGAGTAGCAAGCAAGGCTAGACGTAACTCGTTATTACGCTTGATTGCTGTGTCTAATTGATCAGACAACTGGGTGGCTAGGGTTGCATTGCCATCGAGGATAGCCTTCTGTAATTGTAGCGATAGCCGATCAGTCTCGCTGATTTTGCCCTTTAGGGCTGCCTCAATACCAATAGCCTCTAGGTTGAGAGTCTTAGACGCCTTTTGCAAGGCTAGAGATTTCTTCTGTGTATCCAGAGTCTTCTTCTGAAGTGCTGCTAACTCACGGGCGCGCTTGGCTGCTGCCGCTTCTGCATTCTTACGAGCTGCAATCTGCGCAGATGTTTCGTAGATACCCATAGGTTGAGAACCCAAGTAGCCGCTTGATGGCATATTACGTCTAAACTTGGCTGCCTTCTCTGCTGCCTCGATAGCCGCTAGAGCATTTTTCTCATAGTCGTCGAACGGGTTAAAGCTAGCAAGGATGGCACGATCGCTGGTGAGAACGTATAACTTCTGAAACCCGAATACTACTGCTGAGACTGTATCTGCAATCTTGGTTGCAAGGGTATCGATCTGATTGACAAAGTTGGTTGTATCACCTGCGGCAAATACTGAGACGAGAGACTCGACCAAAGACTTACCGATTGTCTCGCTTGCCTCGCCTGCTGCGGTTGTGATGAGCTGTAACTTGCCAGCATAAGTAGTCAGGAATTCTGCACTAGCGCCAGAGAATTGCTTATTAAGTCGTTCCTGAACATCTGCGAACTTCATTGTCTTGAGTTCGGCTTGAGAAAGTCCTAGTGAATACTTGCGAAGTCCACGAGTCTGACCAACGTAGGCCATGCTTAAGTCATTGACAACTGTCTCATAATCAACGCCAGACCCGGCGGCGATGTCGGTTGCCTGGGTAAGTAACTCTTGAGCCTTAGCAACTGAGCCAGTAGTCTGCAATAAACGCTGCATTGCTGGACGTAATTGATCGTCGGTAACGCCAGACATCTTTGACAGATCAGAAATATAACGCTCAATGCGTGGAGTCTCGAACTCTAGTCCAAGATTCTTAACTGCTAGGGCAAGGCGGTTGGCGGCCTTTTCATCCTCGATAAATGCCTTTGATGCATTCTTAGCAAACTTTAGAAGCTGCTGTGCTCCAAATACTGCAAGAAGACTCTTGCCTAATCGCTTTACTCCCTTATCAAGGGCGCTAACGCTTTTGCTCGTGTCGCCAAGTGCCTTCTTGCCTTTATTCTCGACGACAATCGGAATCCGTAGCTCAGCCATTGTTGTTGCCTTTCGCGTTAAACTTTGCGGCGGCCTTTTCTAGGGCTCGGATTACTCCGACCTTGGCCTTGCCTTGATCCTGATCGTAAGCCTTAAACATTGCACGGCCTTGCATTTTGTTACGGCCTGCGAATGAGCCTTGAAATCTTGGTGAGAAGTTGCCAGTCATTCCAGACTTACGTCCGGCGGTTTCAACGATCGCACCTGCCGCAGTCTTATTGTGGATCGATACTGTCTGCACCCATCCCTGGCGATTAGGCTTAGTAGGCGTGAGCTTGTAGCCGATCCCTCGACGAGCCTCTGCGGCATCGTACATCGGGAACTTAGCAGTCTTCACTTCATGCTTTACGAATCCAGATGGAGCCTCTGCGTTAGATGGAAGAAATCCTCTAGCCTTCTTTACGACTGGCTTAAGGAATCCGACCATCTCATCACGAGTCTCTTTGTCAAGATCAGGCGAAAATTGCTTTAGAGCCTTGCGAAGCGCGCTAGCGCCTTTTAGCTCTGTAGGCATCTGCCTGCTCCTTTGCTCTATCCTTCAGCGCCTTAAGTAGCATCTGAAGCATCGATGAATCTAAATCAATCAAAGATTGTGGAGGGATAGCCGTCTCAATGCTCAAGCGAGCGATGAGATAGTGGATGCTATCCCTGCCTAGGCCAAAGGGTCAGACTCTGCAACCTCTACACTCTTAAGAGTTTCGAGAAAGTCTGCGCCGAATGGCTTGACTGTGGTTCCACTTAACCTAAGGCCTTCCCATGCGAGCCAATAGACATCTGACTGCTTTTCATCATCGCGGAACGCTTTGTGAAATCCCTTTTTAGCATATAGCTCGAACGCGTATTCGAGGCGAGGAGTGATCTCGATCTCGGTAACGCTGTTGTCTGCCATCGTGACTATTAACTTTGCCATGCTGTGCCCCTTTGTTTAGTTTCTTAGAATGTGCCTGTTGTGGCAACTGCGATAGTACCAGAGACGTTGAATGTGAGGCTCTGTGTTGAGAGGTCACCGACTGCGCCGTTGATATCAGTTGTGCCGTTGATTAAGCAAGTCATTGTGTAGAGAGGGTTAGTCGCACCTACTGCGGTTCCCTTTTCCTGGAGTAAAACAACTGTGACGTTAGTTCCCCATGCAGCCTGAAGGGTTGCAAGGACGTTCGCTGATGCGGTGTCGTTGAGGAAGTCGATTGTGACTGATGATGCCTCAAGGCCTTTAACGAACTTGTGTCCGCCATCGCCCATCGCTGTCACTTCGAGCTCATCGAATGATCGGTTAAGTGTTACTGCGGTAACGTGGTCTGAAAGATCGACAGAGTTTACCTTTACGCCGACCTTGTTATTTAGAAATACAGCCATTTAGGTTATTCCTCGTCTTTCTTAGTAGATGGTTTTGGTGCTGATGGTGCTGCCTGCCCGATCTTGATCAGGAAGGCTTCTTGCTCTTTTTCCCACTCGGACATGTTAGCTCCAACTCGTTAGGACTGAGATATTGATATTGCAGGTTAGTAGATCACCAGACGCGGCATTGAGTACGGCTGGAGCCGATACTTCTGTCACGTTGT